AACACCATAAGTTGGACTTTTTACATATTCACGATAATTAGTTTGGGCCTTTCTTTCACCAGCTCTTTTTAGTCTAGCACGAAATTCCTGTGCTGTTTCACCTTCGGAAACTGCCCAATACCAATTTTCGTCATCTCTTGAAGAATAACAGTTGCCACCATCATTGAAGATACCAAATAAAGTCATATCTCTTTCGTCTTCAACATCTATTGGGGTTTTTTCCATAGAAATTTTTACATTGTTGTCAGTAAATTCTACTCTATATCCTAAATCTTCAAGGTCTTTTTGTACATTCTTTATTAGTTCAAGTGCTTTTTCTAAGGTAATTCGTCTATATCTACTAAAACCAGGTCTACCTGTATCATAAGTATAACCTTTACCTCTATCATAGCCAAGTATCATAGTTGATCTTTTATCTTCTTCGGAACCTTTCACATTTCCAGTAATAAATTCAAAATTTGAACCAGATATATTTGTTAGTTTAGCAACATCAGCTTTCATCTTTTGGAAATCTTCAATGTTGGTTTTACCCCTGACTTCTAATAGAAAACCATTATCATTTAAAATTTCTTTTGCTTCATATAAACGCATATTATTACCTCTATTTAATTGAAGAAACCTCTGTCATCAAGTTCTTTACCAATCATGTAGATTTGATATGCAGTATTGTAACCACCAAGATTCATTACTTCTTCACCATCAATGAAAAGCATTGTTCCTTGGAGTTCAACATCCATTCCTCTACCAGCTAAGTAATCAATGTAGTTATTCAATAATTCATTACCATTGACAGATTCTACTAGATAACCATTGTCAATCAATACCTGTTTTGCTTCATCTAACTGCATAATTATTCTCCTATTACCATTTATTAAATACAAAGTTTTTAACATAATCAGTAAATTCATATTCTTTTATAAGTTGAACAAGGTTAAGTAAATCTTTAAAACTTAAATCATCTTCATAAATTTCAACATTCATATAATCATCGTAAGCACGGACTTTCAAATCTCTTGTTTTCAAAGTGAACATTATATCTTGTTCAAATTGTTCAGCAATTTTCTTATCAATATATGTTTCTATATAAAATGATGTTTCCATAATTAATGCTCCAAAATTTTCCACAATTCATCGTTAATCTTTCTTACTGCATATTGCCTTGCAAGAACACTAGCATTTTTAAAGTAATTCTGCCCACGGATGTTGTTCATTACACCCTTCACCCAACTTACAGTACTCAAGTAAGCAATTCTAGGGGCCAGCCATTCCCTCAATTTGAAGAATAACAAGTCTAGGTTACTAATGGCTTCATTCTCTTTTTGTGTTTTGGGCTTCCTAATTAGTTTTCCTTTAGCATCTATCAAGCCCATTCTGAATGCTTCTGTTTTCGTTGGTATTGTAGTCAATCCTTTAAGGATGACAAAAACTATGGCATTGTCTATCTCCCTGTTATGGGTAGACATGTTAATTTTTGCGTTCTTTTGCTCAAAATCAAGGACTACTTTCTTTGATTCAGACAAGATACCGTTGGCTTCCATATATGCAGACAACATCTCTGCATTGTTCACCAATCTATGCAGTCCATGTTGACTATTCGTGTCGGTTAGACTTTCTGCTAACCTTTTCCATAGTTTGTTGACTTGTTCTATTTCGTTTTCGTAATCCATTATACACTATTTATAAGAAAAGGCCCTATGATTGGGCCTTTAATCCATATATTTCATATCTCCTTATTTGGTTAGCCAGATTGTGTCTATTCTCTCGTCTTCTTTTCCTTCTCTAACTTTCTCAGGAATCCAAGGCATCAGTGTCTTATCTACTTCTGTAAAATCTGGTTTCCTTTCATAAGGTGACCATTGATCTTCTTTAACGATTTGGTCTGCAACATCAGGAAAATCTTCACAAATTTCATCCCAACTAATCCTTCTACTAGGTCTGTATTTTGGTATATCCATTTGCTAATCCTCCATTGTTTTGTTGGCCTAATTATATCTATACAAGATTCTACCAACAGAATTGTTGTATATGCTAATACCCAATTGAACTCTATCATCAGGATTTACTCTAATCCTGAATCTATTGTTTCGCATATTACCGGCAACAGTGCATCTAACAATTTGGCCGTTGTCAAGTTGAACATCAAACATGGCATTTGGGAAAGCTTCTATTACGGTGCCATCCACGATTACCATGTCTTTGACTTCTTTCTGTTTCTTTTCAGTTTTATCCTTCTTCATTAGTTTCCTTTTTTCTTCTTCTTCTCTTTGGTTGTTCTACTTGTTCTGTTTTTGTTGATTCATCCAATTCAGGCATAGTTACCATTTTGGGTGTTTCAACAGGTGGAACTTCAAATACTAGATTTTCTGTTTTCTCTGGTTGAACTACAGGTGGAACAGGAATAGATGTTTGTTCAAATACAGGATTGCTGCCGTGTGGTTCATGTTTTAGTTCTTGTGCAGGGTCAATGTCAAGCAACTGTGTAGCTACATCAAAGATGTTTGTTGCTTCATTCTTTGGTTCTTCTATTTCTTCTTGAACTGGTTCTTGAACTGGTTCTTGAACTGGCTCTTCTGCAACAGGAACATTCTGTTCTACAATCTGTTCAATTGGTTCTTCTACCTGTTCTTCTGCTTGTTCAATTACAGGTTCTTCATATTGTTCTACCACTGGTTCATATTCTGGTTCAATGTCTTGAATAGGAAGTGGCTTGACCTTTCTAACGGGTTTTCTTGGTGGAACTCTTCTCATATTCACTCCAGATTTCTTAATGGGTGTTTTCTGTTCAGGATACTGTAGTTCTTCAATAGTATCAAGTATCTTTTCGTCAAGTTTTTCAAGTCCCTGAATACCAAAACGATAGAATATAGTATCAACTTTTCTTTTGATTGCTTCTGTCAATGTGTTGGCTGTATTCTCAATTGTGTTTTCTGTCAACTGTTTCTTGCTAATTTGGATTGGCCTGTTGTATTGGTCAATTGGCATAGCATTTCTATACACTGGCTTTTGACGAACAACTGTTCTCTGTGGAACTTGTTGTCTATATACAGGAACTCTTTGCTGAACAGGTTTCTTTGGAATCACCTTTGGTGGTTCTGGTTCATAGTATTCTTCTTCGCCTTCATCTTCATATTCATACATCGCATTGTATTCTGGTTCCTGTTCAGGTTCCTGGTACATTTCCTGTTCATAGATTGGCTCTTCTACTACAGGCTCTGGTTCCCTAGTTCTTTGTTGTTTTCTTTCATCTTCTCTAACAAAATCACGAAAATTCATATTATATTCCTTTTAATAGTTATGGTCTATTATTTATATGAAGCTATAAATCTTCTATTTCACCATCATCATCTTCATCATCAAACTCAGTAGAAAATAGTTTATCTGGATTTAATGAGATTATATATCTGCTAAACCCAAATGTCTGTAAACAAGTATTCAAAAACAATTCTTCTTTTCGTAGAATTCTGTAAAAATGATCTGGATCTGAATGGCGAAGTTCCTTTAGTTCTTTCAATGAATCATTGTCACTAAAATAAGCACGAAAATCTTCACCCTCACCAATGCTTTCTTCTATCTCTGCTATCTTTTCAGGGTATTTCTGCATAATCATTGATAGTAGATACATTGTATCTTCTTGCTTATTACTGGAAGAAGACCCACAATCAATGTGTAGGTCTCTTGATTCCATTATAGCTTCTTTTATTTCTTGTAACGATTTAATCATTATGATAATACTACATCTATTTTGTCAATGATACCAAATTTCTTGGCTTCACCAGGTGTCATATAGTTATCATAACACAATTCTTTTTCAACTTCTTTAAGTTTCTTTTTAGATACTTTAGAAATGTATCTAGCAGACAAATCTGTCCAGTATTGAAGTTCTTTTGTTGTGTTTGCTATATCATCTAGTTTTCCACCAGTCAATTCAATTCCAGCTTGGTGAATCATTATTCTAGAAGATGGGAAAGCATATCTTTGTCCTTTTGTACCAGCACAAAGAATCATTGCGGCCATTGAAGAACAAGATCCAGCACAGATAGTTCTAATTATGATTCCCTTCTTCTTGAGCTTTTCAATCATGTCAATCAATGCCCAACCAGCATCACATTCTCCACCAGGAGAAGCAATATACAATGTGATTGGTTCTTTTGTTCCATCATCATAGAAGTTCAATCTTCGCATTACTTCTGTAATAATACCCCATTCAATAAATCCAGTCAACCAAATGATTCTATTGGCAACATAATAGTTATTCCTTAGATTGTTGAAAAAATCTGGAATAATCATTGGATTCATTTGTTGGGCATTAGGTGGGACTTCTCCGCTCTTGTAATGCTTCCAATTGTTCTTCTGTCAATTGTGCTTGTTCGTCATCTTTCTTCTTTGGTGTCTTTTTAACAATAACCTTTGGCTTATTTGGCTTCTTTGTGCTTTTTGAAAAGATTGACATAACTTTCTCCATTAAGATTAAATACGTGCTGTTGATTTGGTCTTATACCATCAATTTCTTCATCGTATATCACTTCAGGTTTACCACTCTTGATTTGAATACCGATTACCACAAGCCAATGAGATACTACCAAATTGTTCAATTATTCGGAATTTCTTTTCTGCATTCCTAAGTTTAAATATACCAATGCCTTTGTCTTCATTAAGGAATGTATATTCTTGACCAGATTGATCTTTATAAATTTTTCCAATTTCAAATTTAGACATGATTTAGTATTTCGTCCTTCTTGATTGCTTTATTTAGTTTGTCAAATACCTTTACTTTCCATTGGTCAATCTTGAATTTTTCATCTTCAGTCAATGTATCGTAATCTTTTACATAGATTTTAGCATAGTCATCAAAATTCATTTCAAGATCTTCTAATACAGAACATACTATAAGTCTTACGAATTCATTAGTTGTTACATTCTTGCTGTTGAGTACAAGTGCCATTGTCATTTACTCCATAGTTGTCTACTAATTTTCTTAATTCTACACAAAAACCGTCCTTATCAACCATATTGTCAGGTAAAATGTTAATTGCTCTTTCTACCCAATCCAACATAGTTGAAGATTTGACGGTTTTTGATTTATCAAATAATTCATTTGAAGATTTAATCATTTCCAAAACCGCTTTCATTGCTTCAGAGTTCTGTACAATTTTCAACATTTCCTTCTTTTTATTAGGAAGTAATTGTTGTGGTTCTGGGAATTTCTTTTTATGCTTCATATTTGAATTAGTTGTTTTCTAGTTTGCTATAATCTTCCCACAATCTATTGTTAATTTGATCTGCAATATCCTTGCTAACAGGGAAGAAATATGACTTCTTCTGCTTGTTGCTCATATTTCGTGGATATGAGATGAAACGAGAACTACCATTGTCAATAAGCTTAATACCAGTCAACTTCAAAGCATCATTGAATACAAGCTGAGCAATAGCAACACATCCACCCTTTCCATTTTCAATAGGTAGAATTTTAGTTGATGTAATAGTTAGATTTTCCATTTTATTTTTCCTTTTTCATTTTTTGATTGTTAAAATATATTTACATTATTTTTGAATGTCAATATATCGTTTCTTAATTTAATGTGTCTGCATAACTTTCCAAATCATCAATTGTTTTTTGAAAAGCATCAGGTAAAATAATTCCACCATTACAAACTAACATATAAATTTGTTTAAATGCAGCTTGTATTTGTTGGACGGGCTCTGTATCAATGACCTTCAACATTTTGTCCTTTATATTATTAGGGACATCAATGTTTGCTGTACATTCATTGTTTTCGTCAATGAAGTTTTTATGAAAATCATTTAGATACCAACAAAGTTTTTTGACGTCTTTCTTTGGTGTATTTTTATCTTCATAACGCATGGCATATTTCCAAGCATTAGATAAATCACCAATCAAATGACGTGTAATCTCAATAGCTTCTAGACCACTTTCGTGTGTTCTATAATGTATTGGTGTGTTTACTTCTTCTTCAAGTGTCTGTGCCATATTAAATAGCATCCTCGTTCTTCATGTATTCATTACTAATTTTATTATTTATTCTCTTTTGTTCAGCCGCAGCTTCTCTAAGCTTTCGTTCTGATTCAATTTCGTATAAAGCGTCTTTTCTTTTCTTTAATGCTGTATTTATTCTATACGGCAAAAAACCTGCAATAAAAAATCCAAAAAGAATTAGACCATACTTCAAAACACAGGCACCTATTACTAGTGCCATGTGTTGAGTATATTGTCCTGCCAATCCAAAACAAACCAAAATATAAGCATAAAGAATTATACTGATAACTGTAAATGTTGCTACTTTCCAATTCATTATACTTATCCTTTTTAGAGTGTTTCGTCTTCGTCAAGAATCAAAATTGCTTCTTCAGCATTTGGGCATACGTATAGTTTTTCACCATTGATTTTAATAGGTGTTAGTACACCAACATTAACTAATACGCGGTCTCCAACTTTTAATCCTTTTGGAAGTGGTTTGACTTTTCCTATTCTTTTGTCATAATGGCCTTCGCCAAGATTGACAATTTCGAACATGGAATAAGCAATTTGAACGATTCCTGGGATATATAGTCCACCTGCAGATTGGGTAGTTAAATTTCGCAATATCATTCTATCATCTAATAGCTTCATTTAACACCTCACAAGTTTACTGTACATCTTCATCATCTTCAACAATCATTTGAATGCTGCTTTCAGGAACAACATTGTATTTTGTCTTGATGCCAGTCTTCTTATTGGTAATTGTAATTTCAGGTGCAGTAGTAACATCAGCAACCACTCTATCACCAACCTTTACATTCATTGGGATTAACTCACCAGTAAATACATTCCATTCACCAGGACCAACAGCAACCACATTGAATATGGCTAACCCTTGCTTGGCTAATGGTGTGATGATTCCAGCTGCAGACTTCTTTTCTTCACGCTGCAAAAATACTTTATTACCTGTTGCTTTCATTTGCTTCTTCCTTAGTCCAAATTACTTTATATTCATTCGTTGCTATTTCTTCTTCAATCTTTAATACGAACTTTGGATTCTTGTATGATTCCATCAATTCCTGTGTGTAACACATTGATTGAATGGGGTCGCCATAAGGTACCCCATTTTGGTCGCAACGAAACTTCGTAATACGCCAAATGCTCATATTATGCCATTACCTGCTTTTTGAGATAACGAGAAAGATGAACAATGGTAGCCTGAGATGCACTCATGGCCTTCTTGTTACGAATGATCTGTTCAGCAGCCATACAAATTTCTGCTTCAAATGAAGTCAAAGGACGAAGATGATTCTTCGCAACCTGAACATGACGAACATTCTTTACAGTAGTACCAGTAACCTGCATACGATTACGGGACTGAATGGTGGGGCTGGTGACTTCGTAAGTGAGGCCATCGTGTGTATTAAGTACATAATTGCTAAACATATTTTATACTCCTTGTTAAATGTTTAATGTTTAGTTATGTTTCATAATATAGAAAACAAAATTGTTCATAAAAATTATTTTAAAAATTTTTGAACTTCTTGTTTTGTTTTCTAATCATTAAATAATGTTCCTAATTATAGCAACAAAAAAGGCCCCATATTGGAGCCTTTCATTTTTTAATTTTTTTTGTGGAACTTTACTCAGCACTCAAACCCAATTCTTTCCAGTTATCCAATCCGGCAAAACATACCTTATAGATTGAATCAAAGGTCCTGAATGTGGATTCCTTACCGCGGCGCTTAGGATTATTAACAAATTCGTCAGAACACATGTAGTCAAATACTTCTAGTTTTGTATCTTCGTCTGTAATGTCCTTTCCAATAGTTCCCTTAGAATCAAATGTCTTGTAGATTTTGATTCTAGACAAGATAGTTTCAAGTCTTTTCATAGTATTCTGTGCAGCAATTATAATGTCAATGCAAGTACACTTGTTCAATAGTTCTGGTTCAACCTTAATGATTTCTGCTTTGCTCAAATTGCTAATGATTATAGTTTGTCCTTCAAATACGAAGTGGTTAGGAATTCCTTCTTTGCCCTTATTCTCGGCAGACCAATCTTCACAAGCCTGCTCAATGGTTTCGTTATCATCCAAATCAGTAGTATCTACGAACTTCTTATCGTTCTCTTTCCAGTACATTTCACCAGAATCAACCAAGTCCTTAAGAAGTTGAACTGATTCAGCATCCTTGAAAATACCATCACAATCTTCAAATACAACTACCTTATCACGGTTTTCCCATAGTGTAGTGTAAATGTCTTCTGCTGTGATTTTTCCTTTGATCTTCACCCAAGTCTCATTCTGTTTACCAACATCATTAAGTTCTTTCTCAATGTTGTAGTATTTTCCAATGGTTCCTTGACCAGTAATCAAGAGAGAAGGCAATAGACCTTTGGCAGTCATTGTAACATAGTTATTGATGTCATCAAATACCAAGTCAGGATCTGCATATTCAGTTTCTTCTAACTGTGTTTCGCCTTTCTTGATGAACTTAGAAGATACGATTGTTTCCTTGGCACCAGCATTTACTTTGATTCGTTCATCATATTCTACTGTTGTATCTTCTTCATCAGGAGAATTCACGAACTTTCTTACTGCATTGTTCTCTGCACCAATAGCGTCGGCTATCTCAGATACACTACCACCTTTGGTGAACAAGTGCTTTGTAATGATTGACTTAATTTGTAGTGCATTGAGATTCGTGATCTTCATTATCTCTTTAAGTTCAACATCGTCTTCATAGAGTTTCACCACTAGGTCGGCCTTATTGAGATAGATTTTACCATCGTATTCTACTTTATGCTCAGTAAGCATGGATTCTTCCAATGGTTCTTCATTTTCTTCAGTATCAAATGAATTTACATCCTTAATGATTGCTGCAATGTCTGGTAGAAGTTTGGCAAATGTAGATTTACCTGGTTCAGCATCATCAACAGTAATTTCTTTATCTGGATCTGCTACAAAATTCCAATCCAACCAGAATGAGATAGAATGAAAATTGTTTCCTGCCCAGTTTATTCTAATGGCAGAACTATCTGTCTTACTAGCAAATAAATAGCCAAAATAGTTACCTGTAGAATTGGTAAAATTCTGACCATCTATTTCTACATAGTCTTGACCAGTTTTCTTACTCAAAAAATCAATGATTTTTACAGATTCCTTGTATGCATCTGTAGCACTATAGGATTCGTTTAAAAAAGAAGCAAAATTTTTCATATTTTTTCCTTTAAAATGTTTTGTAGTATTTATAAACTTTATCGCATTTTAAAGGTTCTTATCAAATTTGAATTTTTCTTCCCATTTTTCTTTAAGAGCTGTTTTAACAGTCAAAGGCATATGTTCTAGATACATTTTGGCTTCTCTCGCACCAATTTCATATTCCTGACAACAAGCATAAATCAACAGTTTTTCGTCTATTTCATCTTCTTTCTTTTGTTCTTTCTTCTTATATGCTTTGTAGTCAAAATAGTGTTTTCTTCTAGGGTCTATCAATCCACATATAAAATTATAATGGTCTTCGTTTGATAGATTATATTTTGAAAGCATTGATATGATTTGTGTATATTCTGGTCTACTACTCACGAACCTGTTGACCATAAATGGATTCCACATCTTTTGCTGTTCTTCTGTCAAGTCTTTCCACGGTGTCTTAATAGATTCTGCCAATAGAATCATATCATACAATGATGTTTTCTTTTCTTCAGGTTCTGCATTTGAAGTCTTCATTTATTCGTTCCTCTTTATAGTCAATATAGTATTTTTTAAAACCATATACGATTTTTGGAATTAATTTTGTAATCAATGGTCTGTGTAAGTTATAATCAAAATTCACACCAGAACTTTCTATCAAGAATTTTTCACTATATTTTATATTTGGTTGTATATACTTCTTATACACCAAATTGTTATAAAAATTATCAAACGATATAGACTTTTCAAAAAAGTTGAATGAGAATATAGGTATATTCCTATAGAAACCAACCATCTTGGCTGGTATGCTATCCTGATAAGTTACATCAAAGTTTATGTCTAAGTAATCGCTCTTGAATTCGTCTATTATTTTTTGTGTCTGATTATTCATAGAACTTAGACAGTCTAGATATAGGCCATTCTCCATGTACTTTCTTGTTCCATTTTTCATAGAATACTTTTCGGAGTTCATTGAAGTTCTTTGAAGGAACACCACTACTCTGATGTTTAACAACAATGTCAATGGTTACTACTTTCAATCCTTTTTCAAGCAATTGTAAACAAATGTCACAATCGTAGAAATGGTATTCTTTCAATCTTTCATCAAATCTCAAACCACCTTCAAATACTCTCTTTGGGAAAAACATACAGCATCCATCTACAGTTGCCATATAGTCATGTACACCTGGAAAATCTTGCATTGGGTATTCAATCAATTCAACCAATGTTTCTCCCTTTTCATTCTTGATTTCTTTACCATTCTCGTCTTTCTTTGGTCTAATTCCACCTTGAATGATATACCCAGCACCATTCAATTCTCTTCCTGGTGCCCACCAAGTACAACTATTCTCCAATTGAATCGTTCCAATCAAACCTGCACAACCAACTGTCTTGTCTTCAAATAGCTTGCCCAACTTGTAATCGCATACATCAATTCCTTTCCTAATTTCAGAATCTTCATGACGAAAACAAATAATAGGATCATCTTGTTTTAAAATGATCTTCTCAATGGCATAGTTATATTTTTCAGACATTGAATTCAACTTGATAGTCTTCTTCTTTGTCTTAATTTCGTTAGGAATGTAAAAAATCTTATCTGTATCTACTTGGTTCTCTTTTCTCTCTTTAACAGGTATGATCTGAATCATTTCAATTACTCCATATCTCTTTGTATAAACTTTATTTCCTGGTTCACATTCGTATATCCAATAAGTATATCGTTTGCGAAAGAACTATAATCAGTTACAGTTGTGTTTGGATCTTTCCACAATACCAATTTCGCAAAATGGTAAGAACCTTCCAACATTCGTTCTCTTTCTTTCCTATCAATTCCTTCACAAAATCTATCAACATCTATTGGTAATTCGTTGTATGTGTTAGCACTATTTATAATAGAAGTTCTCTTTTCTTCTGTTATGTGCTGAGGGAAAATATAGTAAGTCAACAAGCAGCGATTTTTCTGTCGTTCTATACGTTTATTGATTTCATCTCTTGGTAATGGCTTATCGCCAAATGTCTTTAGGAATTTATCTACTTCCACCCAGTCTGCTTCATACACATGACCCATCTTAATGAACTTGATTTCATTGTCAATATAGCCTACTGTAGCTGGCAATGCTGTTCTATCTATAATTTTTGCTAGTATGTTCTTTTCTTCAGTTGTATTGACATCCACAAAATACAAGTAATAACTATTTACCCATTCAACATCTCTCTTGTAATCTCTACAGATTGAACAAGAATCTGAGCTGAAGATGTAAACTCCGGTTCTTGTAACCGCATTACGAAGTTTTCAAATGCTATCTTTTGTGAATCAAACATTATACGCAACCCATCAATTCAAGAATACATGCTGCAATCTGTAATGAAGGATCCGAAGAAGTGCCACATCTAAACTCAAATTCGGCCAAGGTTATAATCACCTGTGATGGATTCTTTGTTTTCAATGGCAAATGCTCAAATAGATTGTGGAAAAAGTCAGTGTAACTCATTCCTTGCTGTTCAACATAGTTCCTAATCTCCGCCAATTTCTTCTTTTCTACTATCATATTTGCCAGATCATCACCAACATCCTTGAATGATAGAATTCCTTCGTCAATCTTTCCATATACTTGTGAGTATTGTTGTATTGTAGCAATGATTTGACGGATAGAAGGAAAGTATGCTTCACATAGTTTTGGTATTACATCTTCGTCAAATTCTACCTTTTCAAAATTTAGAATACCAGCAATTCTCTTTATGATTTCTGGCATCAATTCTTCTTTGAACTTTGACATATTGAAGTCAAATACTTGTGTTCTACCTTGCCTTAATGCAGGAATTATCTTCGCTAAGTAATTACAGGTCAAAATGAATCTACAGTTTGAAGCATATTCTTCAATAAAAGCACGCAGAGCCTTTTGGAATTGTGGTGATAGACCATCTGCCTCGTCAAGAATTACAACTTTCTGTCCACCAGAGAAGGACATAGTTTGTGCGAACTCAGCAATCTGTGTTCTAATTATGTCAATGGAGTTTTCAGACGAAGCATTGATGTAGATGTATTCAGCACCCAAATCATGTATCAATGCCTTAGCGAGTGTAGTTTTACCGCGTCCCTGGTATTGGAGAACACAGTAATAAATTTGGAACATTACCTGTTTTTACAATGTTCTTAAAATAATTTTTATATTCTATTGGAAGCACTATATCTTCTAGTGTAGTAGGACGAAAGTGTTCTACCCATAGAGAACTACTTACTTTAGCCATTATTTGCCTCCATTCTTTCTTTTAGCTGCTCTACGCTGTTCTCTATTCTGTGGCAAAATCATTTCACTTGGCTCTCTTTCAGAATCATATTTTGGAAATAGACAAGAACAAGCAACTGGTTCACCTGTATCTGCATGGCGACCTAGATAACCTCTACCGTGGCATTTCTTACAATTTGGCTTTGGGTCATTAAGAATCAAGCCAATTCCTTCTGCTGCGGCCTTAATAACCTTGAGCGGATCCATTTCTCTCAAATTCACTTCTTGTTCTTCGTCTTTCACTAACATTTTCTTATCGTTCATATTTTATTCCTTCTAGAAGTCCTTTTCCAATTCAATGAGTTTATATTTATTTTGTAGTTCTTTTATTAAAAATCCTGTGTGTTCATCAAATGACTTTATCACATTCTCCAATGTAGCAATTTCTTTTAGATTCATTCGTTTTGGTTTAGTTTTTGTGTGCTTTATGAACTTCATTATTTCATTGAATTCCCTAACAAAAATTCTAACTATTTCTCTTTTAAACTCACTGCTTTTATTTTTATCAAAAAGACCATTCGTGTATTTGCTGTCCATCATAATATAAGTTTCATTATCGCTCATGTTTAAATAAATTTTCCAGTTACCAGTGAATCTTTTCTCATAACAAAAAGCACCAGCATAGGTGGTATATTTTACAAATGTATCTTCAATGTATTTTCTAGTTTCTCTAAGCATTTATTCAAAATCTTTTTCTATTTCTTTTTTCTTATTTTCAATTTGCCATTGCTTATACTTTAGTTTCA